GAAAGCACACATAATATTGTAATGAGATATACGGATAAGATAAAACATTCATACTTTATGGAAATTAATAACGAATATTATGAAATAAAAAATATTACAAATTTGAATGAAGAAAATAGACTTTTATATTTAAAATGCGTTAAAAAGGGATCTAAAACAATAAAAGGAAATCATAAATAATGAATTTTGCATCATCGGGACTACAACCAGAAACTTTAAAAGATTGGCATGTTATAAATTTACCGATTTTAAATAAAAGAAATGTTCCTTTACGTTTACGTGCAGGTTTGGATCAAGCTGCAAATTTTGTTAAACAGGATTTATATAAAAAGTTAAGTAATATTAAAAGAAGAACAGGAAGACGATATGTTATAGATGGAAAGGTTCATATTGCTTCTAGTGTGGCTGGAAATGAATATCCAGCAGAATTAAAAGGACATTTAAGAAATAGCATTAATATAAAAGTAGAGGGTGTAGATGAATTCCAAGTTTTTTCAAATTCCAGTGAAGAATATGTAAATAAGTTAGAAAATAGTCAAAGACATTATTTAAAAAGAAATATAGAAGAAAATAGAGATATAATAAGAAAAAGAATACATGATGCGATAATAAGAGGTATGAAGGATGGTATATTTTAATGTTATCTAGTCAAGTTAGTAATCATTTAAAAGAAATATTACCTAAATATGCAGATTTATTCTCAAAAGTTGTTGAGGTTTCTAGCGTTAATTATGTTATTGAAACAGATATCACTACAGTTACTTGTGTAACAGATGAACTTCATTATTTGGAACAAGAATATCAAGAATATGGTGATGAATTATCTACAGAAGATAGATATATTTATCTTTCAAATGTCTTAGTTGGTAATAAAATATTATCAATAGAATCTGTATCAGGTATTGCTACTATAGAATTAGAAAATAGACATAGTTATGCTAATTATTTAACAGATATTTTTTATATACAAATAATAGATTCTGATGAAGAAGCAGTAAATGGAAGATTTAAGGTTTCAGAAGTTATAGATAATTATAACATAAAAGTTATTTTAGATACTAATTATACAGGAACTCCCACTGGTAATATGTTTTTTTTAGAAGAAAATAATTCAAAGGGATATGAGGGATATCATAAGGTTACTGAAATAGTAGATGATAAAACATTTAAGTTTGTATTGCCTTTTATTATTAATGGAGATGCTTTTATTGATAAATTTCGTGGAGATTATATAAAATGCCATGTAAGAATATTTGTTAGCGGATTTTCAAGTTTAAGAAATTTTATAGCTTGTGTATCTAAAAGTTTAAATGATGAATTTGTTGAAGAGGGAAAATGGAAGTGTGGTGTAATCGTAAATCCACCAATTGCATCAAAAAGTGCATATTCTAATTCTGATAGCATGATGGGAACATTGAGGGTTGATGAATATAGGCAAACAATAGTTCAAAATATGAATATTGTAATGATGTGTCCTCTGCGAGATGAAACATCTGGTATGTTAATGAATGAAAGATTACAAATATTAAGATCATATGTTTTATTATTAGCAGGAAGAGAGTTGGAAAGACCTTCTTTGTATGAGGGAAATTCTTTAATCCAACCAGTATATATTGGAGAAAATATTAATGAGGAGAATGATGCTTATTGTATCTATTCTTATAATTTTCAATCAATATATGAATTATTAAATAAAGATGTATATTTAGGTAATAGAAATTATTATCCAATTACGGAATTCACAAATAGATATAAAGATAAACTAAATGTGAATATATTAAAAGAAGATAGGAGTATAATATGAGTGGAACACAAATAGCGAGTAATCCAGTAGTTAATTTTGCTAATAACGGGGCATCAGGAGTTACTGCATCCCCTATGGTAAAAGCATTGATCGTAAATCAAAAGTCGGCATCAGGCACAGCCATTAGTGGTAAGCTTTATTCAAATATTAGTAATGATACTAATATTTATGAAGGATTATTTGGAAAGAATTCTATAATGAGTGCATGTATTAAATCATTCAAGGCTATTAATAAATATAGTCAACTTGATGTTATTTCATTGGATGACAATGTTGGTGGTGTTCAGGCAACTGGAAATGTAACATTCACTGGAACAACAGCAGGTGTTGCTGGAACAATTTATGTTACTATTGGTTCTAAAAAAAAGCATAAATATACATTAAATGTAGCATTTGGAGCTACACCAGATCAAATTGGAGATGCGTTAGCTGCTGCAATATTAGCAGATACTTATGCTCCTTTTACTAGTGTAAATACTAGTGGTGATGTTGCTATAACATTTCTACACAAAGGAACAATAGGAAATAATATTTCTGTCCATGTTGAAGGTTCTGTAACTGGAATAACATTAGCGACAACTGCTTTTGCAGGTGGTGCTACTGACCCAGTTTTAACAACTTTATTCGATAATATAGATAGCATTAAATATAAAGCAATTATATATCCTTGCACTTATGATTTGGATGTTTTGGAAACATTAGTAGAAAGTAGAGTTGATTATGACAATATAGATTTAGCTGGTGTTGGATTTATTTCAAAAACAGATTCTAAGGCTAATTTAGTAACATTGGGAGAGGCATATAATTCAAGAGCTTTAATTATTCATGGAAATGAAGTAAATAACAATACATTATTTAAAGGGTCAACTATTAAAGAATTTGATGATGTTATTATTACAAATTTTGTTGCTATTGATTTATTAAGATTGACACCAAATGCAGTTATTGGAAGTGGATATATAGCTAGTGTTGAATTAAATGATAATATAGGTGGTCCTTCTTTGGCTTCATATCCATATTACAATACACCGTTATTTGATCTACCAGTTATTGAGGATGGTGATGGATTTACAAGAAGTGAAGTTAAAGAATTAAAAGATGCTGGTGTTTTTGTAATGTCTAATAATGTTGCAGGAACTACTCTTATAACAGATCAAGTAGTTACAACATACAAAACTAATGCTCTTGGTATTGTAGATGACAGTTTTAAATATTTAAATTATATAAGAACATACAACGAAGCAACAGCATATCAATTTACACGACTTAAAGCTGAATTAAATACAAGATTAACACAAGGAACATCTGTTGCTGGGTATTCAGATATAAATGAAGTAGGAATAAAGGCTATAATGAAAGATTCTTATATAGAGCTTAGCGGTGGAACATATTACTTATGTCCTAGAGGCATTAGTAGTGAAACTGGAAAAGATATAATTAAAGAATATGAAAATAATTTAAGTATTAATATATCTTACACTACAGGCATAATAAGTATTTCACAAATATTGCCAATATTGGTTCAAGCAAGAATAATTAATGTTATATCTAATTTAACATTTAACATTTAGTTTTAGATTATAGTAAATATAGGGAGTAAATAATGTCAGATAAAAAAACAAAAGTCCTGAGGAAACTAGAAGTGAATGGATTGTTGGTTTCCCCAGTTCCTAATAGTTTCAATTACACATCAAGTATAGCACCAACAACTGTTAAAAAGTATGCAGCAGGAATTGGAGTAGATGCTATTGTAGAAGAAAGAAATATTGAAGAAGGGGTTGGTGAGTTAAATTTTAAAGTATTTTCTACTATATCTAATGAAAATACTATTGTTGCAGCACAGAATAATGCCTCAGATAACACTGTCCAAGCTACTTTTGAAACAGGTGATGTGAAGATTTTTAAAGATGTTGCGATTGAAGGTAAACCATCGTTTGGGGAAGGAACAGAAAATTCTGTTGATATTAGTTGTAGATTTGGAAGCGTAAACTAAAAAATAAAAGGAAAATAAAATATGTTTGAATATAATTTAATAAAACCAGTAGAAAATTTAGGAATAGAACAAAAGTCAATATTTATAGTAGAACCAAATTCTTTAATGGAAGAAGCATTAGATGTATTACAAAGTGTATATGCAAAGGGTGTTTTTTCTGTAAGTAAGGGGTCAAGTAATAATTCTAATGAAAAATCTGATCCTGAGAAAGCGTTTAATGACTATCAAGATGAGCAAGAACGTTTAAAAAATATAAGCGATAAACAATTGGAATTTGAAAATAAAGAAAAAATTAATGGTTTAAGTTTAATATTTAGTGTCTGTGGAGAACTTAAAAAAGCAAAAGATGCCTTTAAGTCAATATTAACAAATCAGCAATGCACATTTTATGATAGAAATAAACAACAAAAAATAAACCAAGGGTTTGTATCTGACTTGGCTCCAAAAGACTTCAACAATTTAATGTATGGATATTTTAACTATTTTTTGGAACTATAGAATTATATTTCAAAGTAAAGGATGATTTATTAAATCATAAACTACATTTAATACATAATTTTGAGGGCGGAATTTCATTAGAATATTTAAATAAAATATCTTGGGTAGAATTGTTTGAGTTGTTTGATGTTTCTAGAAATGTTGTAGAAGAGATAAATAGAAAAATAAAAGATAACTAGTAAGAAATAAAAAAATAAAGCTGGCTTGAAATAATAATTAAAAAGGATTAACAATGATAGGACAAAGTAATTATACAGCTAATTATACATATAAATTGGGCGATCAGTTTAGTAAACAATTAGATAAAATTAATAATTCTATTGCTAATCATAAAAATTTATTAAATCAAACTAGTGGTGCAACAAAACAATACAAAAAAAATACTCAACAAATGGCACAAGCGTCTAACGAAATAGTCAATTTAAATGGGAGAGTTATATCTTCCATGAACCCTATGACATTAGCAATTACAAGGGCTGGCGAATCAGTTAAGAAGTTAGGACAAGCAGGAGATGAACTTTTACCAGTTTATAATGAGATTAAGCATGGTTTTATTTTCCCCACCATAGATGGTATGTCAATGTTTAGCGATAAACAAAAACAATGGACAAAAGAGACAGAACACCAAGTTCAAAGAATGGCTGTTTCTTATATACGTGCTGGAATGGTAGTTGGTAAAATTGGACAAATTTTTACTACAGCAGTTACAGCCCCAATAGTTGGTGCAGGTATTATAGGTACTAAATATTTAATGCAGGAGCAAGAGTTTTTAGCAGCATTAGAAATACATTTAAGAGATAAGCAAAAAGCTGTAGAGTGGGAAAGAAAAATAGCAATGTTTGCGGCAAAAACAACAGCAACAGCAGGTGAATCTAGGTTAGCTTTCATGCATATTTTACCACACATGAAAGATATGGGCATTGAGGGTATGATGAAACAATTTGAATATTTACAAGATATAGCAGCTGGATCAATAGGAGCTAATGTAAAGGATCTTGCAATTGTAGTGGCAAAAGCAGCTTCGCTAGGAAAAGTAGATCAACTAGTTTTGAAACCATTTAGAACAATGGGTATACCTATTATGAAATATATGGCAGAAGCATTTAATATTGAAGATATAACAAAAATTCCAGAAGCAATAAAGAAAGGGGAGGTTACGTATAAGGATTTACTAAAAACTTTACAATATATGGGTGAAAATATTTATAAGGGTGCAGATGAAAGAAAAGCATCAACATTAGCTGGTAGATGGTCTGTTTTTGCAGAAGGAATACAGATGATGACTGGATCAATAGTTGATACTTTATATAAAACTATTAAATTAGATAGTATTTTCAAGCGAGTATCAGATAAAGTCTATAGTATTGTTGATCAGTTAAAAGATGGAAATAGTTCAATAAGTAAATTTTCTTTAGCCTTAATTGGTGCAGCTGCAGGTTTTGGACCATTAATGATGGCATCTGGAACATTGCTAGATATGTTTGGGAATTTAACATTAATGGCTATGGGTATGAGATTTGCCAAAAAAGGTAGTTTATTGTTTGGTATAAATAAATTTTTAGCAGGATTTGGTGCTATTGTAATGGTTATTGGAAAGATTGGATTGTTAAGTGGTGCTTTATGGGGATTGCATTATGTAGTAACAAAAACTATAAATAAACCAAATCAATCTTTTGGTGACTGGTTAATTATTTTTGGGAGTGCAGCATTATCTATTAAAATAATATCTAAATTAGCAGGTAGTTTGCTAGTCTTAGTTCCTATTTTAAAGAATATATTCTTGTATGGTCAGATTTTACAGGGAATGTCTTGGGCAGGCATATTTGCTTCTTTCCCAATAGCAACCATTACTATAATAACAGTTGCTATTCTTGGATTAGTATATGCTTTAATGAAATTAGCTAAATGGGTTGAAACTTCTCCAAGTAAAGTTGCACAAGGAACTAGAAGTATGATTGGGAATACTAACATTAAAGATGATTATAAAGATACAAAAATTGGTGGAGCTAGTTTTTTGAAAGATGTTAGTAAAGGCATTTTATTTAATCCATTCAAAACTCAATCAATGGGGAATACATTTGAAACACATTCTCCTCAGATGTTAAGCAAAAAAGAAGAGATTTTAAAAACAGGAATGATGCAAGGTTTTTTAAGGAATGATAATTCTCAAAAAGAAACTATTGTTAAGATAGTAGTAGAAGATAAAAATGGGAAAATAAAAGAAGTAAAACAAGATGGTAAATCAATAGGGTTTGAAGGTTGGAGCAATAGGGGAGATTATGGTTTTTTACAATCATAATCTAAATAATTAGGGGTTTTTATGCCAAATTTAATGCGTAATTTAATATATGATTTACAAACTGCATCATTTAATCGTGTCGAGTTTGCCTTTTCTACAATTGAAGAAAAAGGTGGGATGGAAAGGATTATACATTCATTCGTAAATAGCACAAATATTGTTACACAAGATGTTGGCTTAGTTCCTATGGAAATTAAAATGAAAATTAATTTTACATATAAAATAAATGGGAGTGGATCTGAAATTTCATATGAACAAAGAAGAGATCAACTGGTTAATGAATTATTAAAAGAAGGATCAGGACTGCTAAATCATCCTATATATGGATTATTACCAGCTGTATGTTTACCATATAACCTAAATAATAATATATCAAATATAAATAATCCTGATTTTGAAGTTACCTTTATAATAATAACTCCCCAAGAAGACTATTTATCTATACCAAAGTATGAGCAGTATAGCAATGAATCTCAAAAACAAAATTTTGCAGAAAAATTTGAAGAAAAATATAAAATTAGTAAATTTAAAAAAAATATAGATGTTGCTAAAAGCAAGGTTAATAATGTTTTAAATAACGTAGAAGATTTTACACGTGGTGTTACAAAAATTAAAAACAACATCAATGAATTTAATAATGATATAAATAATTTTAAAAGCAAAATTGATGCTATTATTGTAACTCCTGCATTATTAGTTAATAGCTTAACAACTACATTTGATAATATAAAAGATATAGTTGAAAATCCTTTAGATGCTTTTAATGTATATAATAATTTATCTAAAACTTTTTATATTGTAGATATTGATAAAGAAGTTGAAAATGGAGAAATAAATGTAAGCTTAAACCAAAAATATGCAATAAACAATGAAGAAGCATTGGAACGTATTAATAATGATATAGCTTTAAGTGATTTAATAGATGTTTATTGTTTTAATGCAGGACTAGAATCTTTATTGGAATATTCATTTGAAAGTATAGATGAAATTATTGATATTAAAAATAAAATAAATGAAAAATTTAATGCTTATTTTTCAAGAACAAATGATACAAGCAAACAAGAATATGGATATACTTATGATAATACATTAGATCCAAGTATTATTCAATTATTACAAGACTTGTCTATATTTTTTAATAAATATTTCGATATATTATTATTAAATTCAGTAAATATAATAGAAATAGAAGTCCAAAACATGAATCTTTATAGTCTTGTTTATTCATTATATGGTAATTTAAATTATAAAGATTTAATTTTAAAGCTAAATCAAAATAATATATCTAATCCTAGATTCATGGCTGGGACATTTAAGGTTATAAAAGAGTTAGAATAATGTTAAATTTAGTTATAAATAATGGGAAAATTTTAGAATATAAAAGTTTATCAGTAGTAAAAAGTATTGATAATATTTGTGGTGGATTTGAGGTTATTTTAGATAGTAAAAAACAAATTGGAGCATCATTATGGGAAAGCTCAGGTTGTGCAATCAATATAGACGGAATACCAATTTTAGCAGGGTTCATTGACCAATTTATAGGGAAAACAAGTAGAAAGGATGAGGATATTGTATTAAGGGGAAGAGATAAAACTTCATTTGTTGTTGACTCTGATTTATCTGTTAAAAATACAACAGCTACTGGAAAAGATAACAAAGTTTACTTGGTTAGTTTTCTTAAAGAAATGTTAAAAAATAATGATCTTGATTTTATTGATGTTATAAATAATACATTCCCACAAGAAAACTTAAGTATGAGCAAAGATAGTATAACTGCTGATATTGGGGATAATATTTTTAATATAATACAAAAGTATTGTTACTTCAATAAGGTTGTTTGCACGTCTGATTTTAATGGTAATATTTCACTAGAAAGAGCTGGAAGATTTAAAACACAAACATCATTATTATTATTAGATAAATTAAATAGTAGTAATAATATAATAAATTCTGATGTAAATTTTGATTTAACAAAAAGATATGGTAAATATATAGTAATGTGTGAGGGAAGTAGTGGGCTTGATAGCATAATTGATGATGTGAGTAGTGGTGAGCTAGGATGGGAATCAATATCAGGTAAAAATACTTATACAAATGGATTTGCTATAGATAAAGAGATTAGCTTAAACAAAAAAAAAGTAATCTTATTAAACAAAGAAGCAACGCCAGAAGAATGTACAGCTATGGCAGTATGGGAAATGAATTTAGCTAAAAAACGATCGTTTAGCTATAACTGCGTATTGGCTGGATATAAAGACAATAAAGGGTATCCTTGGCGTCCAAACACATTAGTTGCTGTTAATGATACTAAATATGGAATAAGTGGTCAAATGTTGATTACAAGCGTAAGATTCATATCTAGTAGAGAAACTGGATATACTACAGAGTTAAGCCTTACATATCCAGAGTCATTTTCTCTTTTATTAAAACCAGAAAAGAAAAAAAGTGGCAAAGGTGATTCTGAGTTTTTTTTAGTTGCAGAAGATAAGGTTTTCTATAATGATGGAGATATTCCAGTAAGAAAATATAAAGAAGAGTATTGGGAAGCAACCGTTGGAAAAAGCAATAAAGAGACTATTGCCAAAAGAAACTCAGGAAGTATAGTTTAATGCTCGAAAATATGATACAGACAATTCGTAAACAAATTACAAAACTTATCTTCATTGTTAGATATGGGAAAATAAATAATGAAAAAGAATGTTGGGGAACATATTTATATAATGAAAAAATAGTTAAATATATTACTCCTTATGGATTTTTTTGTAAACCAGAAAATAATGGGGTTGGTATAGGTTTTCATGTTAATTCAAATAATGACAAACCTGTAAGTATACCACTAAATATACAATTATTTATGGATATAAAAAGTGGCGAAGTTGCAGTTGGAATCCCAAAGTTTAATTCTAGATTACATTTCAAGGCAGATGGTAGTATCAATATAGAATCAGACAAAGTAATTAATATTGTAGGTTCAAGTGTCAATATTGGTGGGGAGGGTGGTGATCCAATAGCCAGAAAAAATGATGCGATAATTGGTCAAGTAACTGTCCCAGCAGGGGCTGGTGGAACATATCCTATAATAAATGGTAAAATAAATACAGGAAGTGCTAAAAATAATTGCACATAAAGGATTTTACATGGAAGAATTTCAAGATATTTATTTAGAAGTAACAGAAGATGGATATTATGATATTGTTATAGAAAATGGCGATATTAAACTAGATAGTAGTTTAGATAGCACGGTAATAACAAAAATTGGTACTGATAGTAGGGTGAGTGAAAAAATCATGTCTAATCCAATGAGTAGAGGTGGATGGATAGGTAATTTATATTTTGATAATACAAATAATGAGTTTACCAGCCAAACATGGGTCGCAATGTTAAAAAGAGATGTAAAATCTGAGTTAATTAAAAGTGTAAAAAATTCACTAAATTCTTTAACTATCGATGGATCAATTAAAAATGTAGATATTAATATTATAAATAAAGGGAATGGCGAATATGAATGCTATGCTTCATATTATATTAACAATATCCCAACAAATAAATCGTTTATAATATGGAGTGAAACAAGATGGCAATAATTTTCCCTAACAATAAACAAGAGATAGACAAATTAAGAGCTAATTTTAAAAATCAATTATCAACAATTAATCCATATAAAGAAGGAACATTTTTAGATGCTATAATTAAATCATTAGCTCTTAATTTTAGTTTAACTTATGAATATTTTAAAAATAATATATTTAATAATATTTTACCTTTTAATCCGAAAGGCGAATGGGCTGAATACTGGGCGGATATATGGGGATTAGATAGAATACAAGCATTAAAATCTTCTGGATATATCAACTTTACTGGTGAAAAAGATATAAATATTCCCATAGGAACAAACGTGATAGATAATGATGATAATTTATATACAACATTAGAAGATGCAACTATTGCACAACAATTCATCAACATAACATCATTAACACAAATTGGTGGCGTGGCTACAGCTGTTACTTCAAGTGATCATAATTTATCTACTGGAATGGTTGTTACAATAGCATATGTAAATGAATATGAATATATAGGTATAAAAACTATCACAGTTACTAAAAGTGATGAATTTACTTATAATGTTATATCTACTGCCACAACTCCTGCAACTATACAACCTACATATGCAAGTATACAGTTATATTTAAATGTATCAAGAATTGCGGCTGAATCTGTTGAAGTTGGAATAGATAAGAATTTAGTAGCATTTACAAAATTAACATTATTTCCTACAATTTTAGATGTTGCCGAAAATGCTTATGTTGATGGAGGTGGTTTTTCTGGTGGTAGAGATTTAGAGACTGATGATGAGCTAAACTTAAGAACAAATCAAATTTGGGGTAAGCCGATTCCTGCTTTTAGCGAAGGATATATAAATAATATTATCCAAAATGAATTTGGTGCTAGTCGTGTTTGGACACAACCAGTTACTCCGAGTGTAGGACATTTTACTACATATTTTATTTATACATATAATGATAATAAATTTTTGCCAACATCTAATGATCTAGTTGAATCAAAAGATTTACTAATATCAAAAAAGCCTGCAATATTACCAAGTGTAAATATACATGTAGCAGCTCCAACACCTATTGATGTTGATTATACTTTTACAAGTTTAACACCAAATACTCCAGAAATGCAAAAAGCCATAACTGATAATTTAAAAAAGTTTCATTATGATTATGTTAATGTAGGTGAAAATATCACACGAAAAGCGTATGAAGTGGCTATACAGAATACTTTAGATGTTAATGGTCAAAGCATTACTGAATTTACATTATCTTTACCTTCTGGTGATATAACTATAAATGATGATGAAATTGGAAAGCTAGGAACTATAACTTTTTAAAAAAAAAGGAATTTTAATGCAAGAATTAGAAACTAGAAGGATAGATAAATATACTTATTATGGAGGAATTAACACAGGAAGTTCTTCTTCACAGATTGTTTATAATGAAAAATTAAATAGAATATATATCCCTAATTCAAGTCTAAAGAGAATAGATGTTTGGAATAAAGATGGTGTTTTTTTATTTCATTTTGGTTCTTTTACAGGTTCATCTTTATATTGTGATAAAGATGATAATGGAAATATTTATATTACTGATTCATATTTTTCTTCTCCTGACTATTATCATTACATTAGAGTTTATGATGAAGATGGAAATCATATTGCAGATTGGGGTGGTATAGAAGGTAGTGGTGATTCTAAGTTTTGGGGTTTTCAAGGATTATCAGTATATGAAAATAATTTATATGTTATGTGCTACCAAACTGCTGTTTCTATAAGTGCATTACAAATAAAAGTTTATGATTTAAGTTTTGTTTTTAATAGAAAGTTTAATTTAACTTATTCAGGTGGTAGTGGTTTTGGTTTACAAAATTTAGCGATATATAATGATTATTTTTATTCGGTTGATAGATTCGCATATAAGGTTTACAAAATTGATAGCTTAGGTGTGGAAGTAAAAAATATTGGTTCTATGGGTGATGGAATTGCGGAGTTTAATTTTCCAAATACGTTAAAATTTGATAGCAAAAACAGGTTATTTGTTACTGATTTAAATAATGAACGTTTGCAAATATTTGATGAAAACTTAAATTATTTAGACCAAATAAGCGAAACAAGTTTAAATGTGAATTTTCAATTAAAAGTTCCAAGAGCATTTAATATGTTTATAGATCAAGATGATAGTTTATATGTTATGCGAGATGCTTCTGCGGTTGGCGAACCAGATCTTAATATATTTTTATATTCTTTTGAATATAATATAAATGATTATATTTCAAGTTTAGCAAGTTTATTCCCTAACGGATTTGCTTGGATACAAAAAAAAATAATAAATTCTAGTTTTTATAAATTATTAAAAGCTATTTCTTTTTCATTTTTTGATTTAGATAAAAATATTACAAATATTTTAAATGAAATAGATATTAGTAAAACTGAAATATTTTTAACAGATTGGGAGAAAAAACTTCAACTTCCTAGTGAATATATAGATATCGCAGATACAAAGGCACAAAGAAGACAAAATATTTTAGCTATATTGAGAAGTCATATTGTATATACAGAACAAGACTGGATAGATATTGCTAAAATATTAGGTTTTGATATTATTGTAAATGATTTATATGAAATTTCTTCATTTCCATGGACGTTCCCTTTTATATTTGGTGGTACAGATGAAGAAAACGCATTTACGATTGTTGTTACATTTCTGAATATTGGAGAAAGTAATTTGGGTGCTTTTCCATGGACATTCCCACATACATTTTATGATGATACAACTAAATATGTAAGAGGTATTTTTGATATGATAAAGCCTGCTTATATAAACATTCTTTATAGATACGAATAAAGATTTAAATAAATATTGGAGGAAAAATGAAACAAATAGCGACAATGGCAGTAGGAAGTGTATTACCTGCTAATCCAGAGTTTAATGGATTCGTTAGCGAAACACAAAATGCAATAATTTCTGGCGGTATTTCGCTTGACGAATCAGACGTAACACAACTAGGAAAATCAATGGCTAACTATGTTGGTAATGCTGATTATTATGCTTGCACTGGAACTGCGAATACTTATACATTAAGTAGAATTGGACCATTCAAGAACTCTACTACTTATTTTACTGGTATGAAGATAAGATTTAGACCAAACATAAATAATACAGGGGCATCAACTGTTAATGTTGTAGGAATAGGTATTAAAAATTTAAAGAAAACAGATGGAATTACTGATTTTGTAAATGGTGAAATATCTACTTTATATGATTATGAATTTGTATATGATGGCACAAGTTTTAGTTTAAAAAGTAATGGATTCTTAGAAGGAAATTTTGTTTCTCCTGATTTGTTCAAAACTAATTTATTTGATAATGGTGGTATGCAAATTTATCAAAGAGCATCTCCACATACATTAGTAAAAGATGTATATGGATTTGGTGTTGATAGATGGGCTGGAATGGTAACTGGAACAGCTGTAAATGCTGGAACATTGAGGCAAGCTACTGCATCAACATTAAACAATAGTGGCTATTCTGCTCTATTTCAAGATGTAACTTTAACAGGAACGGGAGTAGTATATTTTAGACAAAGAAGAGCTAGTCAAACAGCAGTAATGCTAAAAAATCAAAATGTATCTATACAATTTAATGTTTATCACGATGTTGGTTCACCTGTTAATTATACTATATATGTTCGTAAAGCGAATGCTTTAAATAATTTCACAACTACAACAAATATTGCAAATAGTGGAGCAATTTCTATTAATACTGCTACAGATACTAAGATAGAGTATAAAAATGTGGCATTAGGAGATTGTTCTAATGGACTAGAAATAGAAGTTAAGATTGAATGTGGAGCGATAACTACAAAGAATTTTGAATTTGCAAACGCAAAATTAGAAATAGGGACAAGTGCTAGTAATTTTATAAACAAAGATTATAATGAAGAATTGTTAAATTGCAAATTTTATTATAAAGAATTAGTAATTGGTATGGGAGGAACTCCTATTGATGGATCTGCTGGTGGATATGGATATGGAACAACACTTGTAGAAGATATAGCTATAAATATGGCAAAAGCTCCTATTGTCGTTGATGGATTATCAGGTTCAGTTGGAAGTGCTACTGTTTATTTGAGTGGAGGAACTCCTCCAACAACAACTCTTATCTTGCCACATAATGCTGGTGGAAATGATATTGCAAACATAACCGTGGATACAACAATAAGTTATATAACTATTTCTTATTACTTAGGTGATGCATACAGAACATCAGCAATTGTTTATGGTATGAGATTTAATGGATTAGTTAAATTAAATTCAGAATTATAATAAAAAGGAGTAAAAAATGATTTATTTATATAATTACGATAAATATACTTTAAAATATATAAGGACAATTGAACTTGAACAAATGCCAGATAATTATGAATTTTGCACGTTGACATCCCCTATGTTTCCTGATCCATATTTACCTAATGAGGTTTCTTTTTTGTATAGACCAGCGACGGATGATTGGGAGAATATCCCAGCTCCACCTCCTCCAAATCCTACAGTAGAATTGGAAAGATTAAAACCTTTTAAAAAACAAGAAATTTATTGTAGTATGATTGATATTATGAATGCATCTTATGGTGAACATTTTTCTTTAGCTGTGGTTTTGATTTTATATGAAGCATCACACCTATTTATGGATAATACAAGATATACTTCTTCTGATAAAGCAATAATGATATCTTTTTTAGATAGCACGGTTGATAAATATAAATTATTTTGTGCAGAAATTGACGCTTTAACTACATTAGAAGAATTACAAAATTATACTTATGATTTTAATTCTTAAATAAATAAATTATTAAGCATTTGACGATAGCAAGCAATTTAAACGATTTAAAATAATTATAGGAGTAAATGTATGTCAAACAGAACAACAACAACCATAGTATTGAATAATGTAACCACAGAGTATATTATAAAGTTAGATAGCAGCCAAAGAAGCACTAAAGAGCTGATGATATATAATGGTTCAAATTTTGATGGTGTAGTATTGAAATTAGGAAGAAGGATGAAATCGTTAATGGAAGATGGTGTAACTCCACTAGCATTTACAGATGTGGTTGCTGCTGGAACAGAAACACCTCAAGAATGGACTGTTTCGGGGGCTGGATATTTGATTAGTGAATTATATAGAAGTGGAGAATTAAAACTTTATCTTTCAGGAGCACCGACCGCTAGCACAGATGTAATAATAGGATTATCTTATTAATATAAAAAGGATTAACAAATGATAGTAAAAATTTTAAGCGGGTATGTGAGTCAGTATAGTTCACAATGGATGATGTCTTTCAGCACAATGCTACCACCAATTATCACTCAATGGATTTTAGCTTTCGGTTTTTGGAATGATGGGGGGAAATGGGTAGATAGTCAATCTTGGAATGATTAGCATAAATACAACAAGGGAGAAATAAAATGCCAAGGAATCAAACTGGTATATCTAATGGGGAATCTGGTTTAAGTGTAAGAAACAAACTGAATTCTACTAATAATTATATATCCACCTATATATATGGGGAAAATGACTATTGTTATTATAATGGAAATTTTTATACTTCATTACAAGATAATAACATAGGACATCCATTAAACGATGCTGCTTGGTGGTATTATAATGTAGATAATAAAATATCAACAACATTTGGGATAGAAACAAAAATACTAGATAGTTTTGATAAGGCAATAGGAGATGGTGTTTTTTATGAATATAAAATTAAGGATATTAGTGGTAATGTTAGAGCAGGTAATATTACATTAGCTTGGGACGTTGGGGTTGGAAGTATACAACCAAATCATGTATCTGCACAGGTAGGAGACACAAGTGCTGCTGTATTTCAGTATGAGATAGTTGGTAATGATGTTATATTAAGAGTAGTTTCATCATCTGCAAATTGGACATTTACTGCTTTAAGGAGGATTGTGTAATGAAAAAAATATTATTATTGAGTTTAATATTTTTATGTTTTATTGTTACTTTAAATGCAGGACAAGATTGGGAAGATAAAGAATTTTTAGGAACAACTACTTTTCAAAAACAAATGACTGTAAATGGAGATATAGTTTCATCTGGAACGATTACTGGTACAACTATTCTTGGAGATGGTTCAGGTCTTACTGGTGTGATTCATACAGAGATAGATCCAAAAGTTGGTGCGAATACATTAAATTACCTCTCCAGATGGAATGGTAGTGCTTTGATTGCAAGTGGACTCATTGAGGTCGGTGGAAATTTTGGAATAGGGTTATCAAATCCTACAGGATCAAAACTTTTCGTGCAGGGGAACAGGATTGCTTTAAGGAATACATCTGCAGGGGGTCTTGTATCATACAGAGTTGAGAATCCTGGAACTAGTGGAATTACAGGAATACAGTTCGTGAAAGAAACTGATTATGATTATCAAGTTCTTGGTAGAAGTGCAGACTTTAGAATCAGAGATGTGTTCTATTCTAAGGATATTGTAACAATTGAAAAAAATTCATTTGCGAATATGTTATACATAAATTCAGCTGGTAATCTAGGTATAGGAACAACCACTCCTAGTTCTAAGTTACATGTTTTGGGGGACATAAAAGCAGAATATGGAGTAATTGCAACTACTGGGACTTTTTCAGATACTATAATTGCAACTGGCACGCTTTACAGCGGTTCAGATTTAGACATTTCTGGTGCAGGCACAAGGCTAATTTGGTATCCAAAAAAAGCTGCATTTAGGGCTGGTAGAGTTAGTGATGACAGATGGGATGAGGTAAATATTGGGACAGACACTATCTCAATGGGTTATAATTCAAAAGCAACAGGTGAATATGCAGTTGCCCTTGGAATGTATGCATATGCAACTGGTAGAAAATCTCTTGCTTTTGAAGAAGCTACTGCAAGTGGAATTTCTTCTATTGCGATAGGTGATGAATGTGAGGCTAGCGGAAGTCGTGCAATTACTTTTGGCGGATCAGATAACACCGCAAGTGGAATCCAAAGTATGACAATTAATGGAACAAATAACGACGCGAGTGGAATTAGTGCTACAATTATTAACGCAGAAAATAGTATAGCAGAAGCTAATTATTCAACTATTTTCGGTAAATATATGTATCTGACCGATACTTCTACAAATACTTTTGTTTATGGTTTTGCATCTAGCACCCAAGCAATAACATCTCCAAATTCTTTTTTACTATTTCCATATGGTGAAACGGGGAAAGTTGGAATAGGATTAAAAGACCCTGGTGCAACATTACATCTAAATGGCACATATGCCGACACTGCTTCTGCAACACAAATATTATATTCAACAGACACAATATCAGTAGATAGTAGCTATGTAAATGTTGTCTCTACTGGCGGAGCGGTTGCGGTTGTAGGAATATCTACCACAACAGTCGTGGGCGGTCAAATAATTGAAATTTGGGGCACTAATGACACAGACACAATCCAAATAGACAGCTCCGCAACAGTCGCTTTAAATTCTGGGGTTTCGTATGTTCTTAAAAAAGGATACAACATTTCTTTTCGGTATATTGAATCGATCGGAAAATGGTGCGAAAGAAGCAACAGGAATGACAATGTTATTTAAGGAGGCAATTTAAAATGAAAAAATATTTATTAAGTTTACTTTTTATAGTTTTACTTTTCTCAAATTTATTGGCGGTTCAAGATGGAACAGGAAACGATGTTGTAGACATAACTAAATATAGTGGCACACCTGTTAATTATATTAGGAATAACGGTGGATTTTTGGAAAGTCTATTTAATGGCACTTACCGCAATATAGGAATGCAACCGCCAAATTTAGTTTATGTTTTTGATAATTCAGATCTTCCTGAAGCTATTGGAGGTGTAATAGACTTGGTTGATAATATTAGGTATATTTTTCCACGAGGTGAGCAAATTACAATTACTGATAAGTTAAAATTAGGGGAAGGAACATATATTGAGCACGCCTCAATTTCAACTAATTCATCAATTGAATTTGCAAATGGAACTTTGTCATTATTAACTCAAATTCAAGATTCTAGTTTGATTTATACAGGCACAGGTAGTTTTCTGTCAACTGCCGATACAGGTGCTCAAATTATCCGTCTATTAAGATCTAGGATAACATGCACAAACGGAGTAATATTTGATTTATCTACTACGATTCCAAGCGGAATATTCATATTTGATCAATCATCAATATTGGCTGCTGAGGATATTGGCACAATTGAAGGAATGGGGTTTGTTAGTTCTATATCAAGATTTATCAATTTTGGAGATGGTCTAAAATTAGTAAATAATTATCAAGGAATAGACATAAACACCTTACAAATGCAACAAGGTTTAAATAATTCAATTAAGCATATAGATATTTCTGGAACATGTCAGCAATTAAGCATTCGAAATTTTTTAGGCAAACCGAAATCTAATGAAAAAATATTTTATTTGAATCCTAATTTAGCTTATGAAGGTATCGTTGTTGCAAATTGCCCTATTGATTTAAGTGAAAGTGGCGTTGATAATACAAATATTTTTGATACTGGAAGTTTAGACAATACTAGCATAGGAGTTAAATTTACTGGAAATGTTAATATTCCTGATTCTAAAAAGTTTGTATCAATGTATTATGTTGGGTTATCTAGCGTTACAACTTCTAACCCTACGCCTCAAAATTTTGTTACAACGTGGCAGGAAAACAACCTAGAGAGATTTACTTCTGTGTCTACTGGGACAGTTACATATATCGGCGTTGAAAATATTAATGTTATTGTTAGTTTAGACTTGACGATTTCTGTTGCAGCTGCATCTTCTTGGAGTTTTTATCTTTATAAAAATGGTGTTCAGATTTCTAATTTTCCTTATAATTTTGATATTACAATTCAATTAGCAGGTAATAAAATTCATGTTTTCCCAAAGGCAAATGTTAATTTAAAAACTGGAGATTATTTAGAAATAAGAGTAAGTGGAAACAACAGCACATTAACAACATACGATGGTCAGGGCTATATCTGGCAGTTATAGATATAAATATTGGTTGTGGGTTTTGAGGTGTTTATAATTTAATGTTAAATTTAGTAAAATAATAAAAGGATGGTATTTTAGTATATGGTTAATTTTCCAGACGTTGTCAATTTATTTTTATATAGAGAAGTATTTACTGCAAAAAGCACAATAGGTAAATTATATCTAAATGGAAAAGCATTTTGTTATACTTTGGAAGATGTTGTAAGAGCAGATGGAATAAAGATACAGGATGAGACAGCTATTCCAGAAGGTGTATATAAAGTAATTCTAAGCATGTCTAATAGATTTAAAAGAATAATGCCTTTATTATTAAATGTGCCTAATTTTAATGGTGTTAGAATGCATGGAGGAAATAAATCAGAAAATACCTCAGGTTGCCCTCTTCTTGCCTTTAAAAAGCTAGATAATTATACAATATATAATTCAGCTGAGAGTTTGTTAACTGAGTGTTTGCAACGACAAGATAAAAAATTAGATATATTATTGACAATTCAAAATAAAAAATTATAATAAATATATTAAAGGAATTAAAATGAAAAAAAATCTTGAAAATACTAGTATAAAAATAGGATTAAAACCAACTTTATATGTTGCATCTCTTATTTCTATAGGTATATTTTGGTTGCTTATCTTTATTGGCAAAGGATACTCACAAAGATTAGTAACAGCTGAAAACTTAGGAATAAAAAATCAAAGATTGGTAACAGAGAGTAGAATAGAAAGAGCAATTTTAGGAGAAAAAATTGACACTCTTGTTAGAGGTCAGGAAGATATGGGAGAAAATTTAGAAAAAATTGTTGGATATTTAATGGAAAATAATAAAAAAACGGAGAAATAAATAATGAGTTGGTTTCTAAAAGAAAAAGAAAAATATAAATATAAAGTTTTGGAAGACATATATTATGTTTCTAAAAGATATAGCAAAACAGTAAAAGTAGAAAAAGGATTTAAGTCAGATGGTGCTACTGGTGCTAGGGATATTTTTGGAGACGTTACAGTAAAGATAATTGGAACAAAAAACACACGGCTTGTATCAAAAGCATTTTTAATACATGATAAACTTTGCGATACAGGAAAATTTTATGATGGCACGTTATGTCCTAATTGGAAAGCATCACAAATATTATCTGATATTTTATTAGCAGAGGGACATAAATACAGAGCTAAATATTGGTTCTGGTCTACTTATTTATTTGGTGGTGGATTGGCTAGAAAAAATGGTATGATAAACTTAAAATAATTTAATCAACAAAATAAAACCGTTACTAATTTTTTAATATTTTTATAGATGATGGATAATTAACTAATTGATATAATTCGTTACACAAAGATCCATTGTATATAACAGTATTTTTATATTTAACAGGTTCAGGCTTATCTTGGTGAATATGCCCACAAATAATATATTTAGGTGCTATTTCATCCTCGTCAAGCATCTTTTTTAATATTTCACAACCAACTTCTTCTCCTTTAGAAGTTTTATCTAAAATTTGATAAGGTGGTGCATGTGTTATTAAAACATCTACATCTTTTGGAATATTATTAAATTTCTTCTCACGTCTTTTTTCGTCTGCCATAAAAGCCCAATTATTAAATGGCTTGCTCCAAGGCGTTCCGTAAAACTTAACTCCATCAATAACTACTTCCATATCTTCTAAATATACAATATCATCTTCTAATAAAATCATTTTTGTTATTGCTAATTCTTGAAAACAAACATCATGATTTCCTGCTACAACTATTATATTTTTATATTTATATTTTATTTTGTTTAATTCATTTAAAACTATATAGAATTCACCAAAAGATCCACTCTTTAATATATCACCAGCGATTATAAGCACGTCTCCTGAGGGTAAATTTAGTTCGTGCAATGGTTTAATCATATGTGTATCTGAAATAGCTATTATTTTCATACTTTATTGATTCCTTTTGTCGATAGATACTTGTATTAAATGTTTATAATCTTCTAAATTTTCACATTTATAAATATCTTCAAGTTTTAAATATATTCCTAATTTTTCTTTATCTTCAAAATATTTAAGTCTTTCCTTCTGCATATATATAAAATTCGTAATAAAAATATTACTTTTCTTAAAGTTATACAAAATATTGTTAAACATTTCATCCATAATAATTTCTCCTTTAATTAAAAAAGTATATGGCAGTCTTTTAAATTTTGACTTTTAAACCCTTAACGATACCAATTCCAGAACAAGGACGAACCTTGAACCTATCGCATCCATGTTAAGCTGAATGTGGGAATGCCTTACGACTATACTTTAAGTATTTTAATAAACTAAAATTCATCCTTAATATCTTCTAGTTTATATGTTTTTTCGTTATATTTCAGATTAACAACTACACCATCCGTAGCCTTGCCTAATGATTTATTTTTTAATTTATTTACAAGCATTTGTGTTATTTTTGATAATGGTGCAATGCCTTTATCAATAACCTCCCTTTCCCGATGAATACATATACCATAATCGGCTTTTGACCACCAAGCATGGCTTCCGCTAGCATCTTTTATGTGAGGAATTTTTAGTATTTCCTTATTTTCGTTATCAACCTTTATTTGTGCATTTGGCATCTTTGAAGGATGAACCACAATCGCCACAAAAATATTATGTTTCTTTGCAAAGTTCCTAAGTTCAGTTAGCATATTTTCTATATGTTTATGCTCTTTATCTGTTGGAGTTTCTAACATATTATAAGGATCTATAACTAGATTATTAATACCATATTTTTTTATTTGTATTTCTGCCTTTTCTAGTATCTCTGTAACTGACCAAGTTTTCTCAGTGTCTAACATATATATATAATCATTAAAATAATCAATAGATTTTAAAACATCATCTTTTGTCATGGAGTTTTCACAAACTTTTTTAAGATAATTAAATATCCCAACTTTTCTACCAATGAATTCATTACTTATATTAAAATCACAAAGATTCTTTATTAGCATAAACTTTTCTGTTATAACACAATTTTTATTGATATAACCATCATCAAACAAAGAAAAATAAAGATTATCATTATCCTTTAAAGATATATCTTTTATTTTAAGTCTACTTATACATGGTGCGAATTTTTTTTCTTTATACATTTCTGCAAAAGAAGAAAAATGATGCTTACTTGTAGTTTCAAAGCTACATATTAAACTTTTATGCCCATGTTGTTTTATTAAATTAAATAAAAGGTTATCCATAAAGAATGATTTACCTCTTGAAGGATGCCCTGTCAAAACCATAACATATTGTGGTTTTATTGTTAACCATTTATCTACCGAATCCCATCCAGTCAAAAACCCTTCACCATAACCAGATTCATAATAATCCATAATACTATCTTTTATTTCAGACATAGTGACTATTCCATCTGTTGGAAGAAATTTTGAACTTTCGTGTAATTCTTTTAAAGCCTTCCCTGTTTCATCATAACATAAAAGTTCATTGGCATCTTTATATTTATCAGGAGATGTTAAATAATCAATAAATCCCCAATCGACTACTTTACATTTTGTCTTGCCCTGAGGTAAACGTAATAATAAATTATTTTTTATTTTTCTGCCAATTTCATCATTATCGGTAGCTATAATAAACTTATCAAATTGTTCTAACCATTCCCAGCAATTTTCAATACATTCTAATTTTGTTTCAACACCACCAATAGGGATAGACACAGCTGGGATACCAATCTGTGCATAAGACAATGGCTCTATTTCTCCTTCGGTAATTGTTAACTCTCTTGTCCCTACTGGTATTTGATCCATTCCATAAAATATTTTTTTTGAATTTGGAGATATTCTATATTTTGATTTTCCATCCTTTGTAGGTTTTTTATATTTTATGCTTACTATCTCGTTATTCCAATAATAAGGAAATAAAATTTCTTTATTACTATTGCATTCTATTTTATATTTATCCACAACAGATCTTGATATTTTTCTTTTTTCAAAATATTTATATAAAATTTCCTTTTTATCGATAGGTGTAATGTCTGTATCTTTTAAGGTAGGTTTTATGTATTCTTTTTTATAATCATTATAATGTTGTTTAACTACATTTGTATCATAAAAAACTTTTCCTTTGAATATGCCACAATGATGACATTTATATACTACACCATCAGAAACAAATGTTACAGATAAACAAGGAGTTTTTTTATTTGAATCAGATCTTGTATGTGAACAATTTGGACAAATATACACACCATTTTGTTTTATTAAATTACCATGTCTATCTTTAATATTTAGTTCTAATAATTCATTTTCCCATTTCACCACGTTGCACCTCTTTTTAAATCATTTTTTAATACATTGTTTAACTAATCCTCATTGGTGATACAATATTTAAATAATTATTATTTTCAATATTTTGTGTTAACATAAAAGGATTGATAGACCCATTATAGTTTAATATAATTTCATTTGAAACTGAATTTTTTAAAAAATCTAAAATATATTCAATTTGATAAGATATTTTTAATTCATCACCATTATAATTTACATCCATTTCTTCATTGAAACATAGGTTTGACATAGAAAGTGATCTGCTTTCAAATATAACCTTATTATCTTTAAATGTTGCTATCATTTGACCTATTTGTGTTTGTTCTTTTACTATTAAACTTCTTCTATGAATAGATTCAAATACTTGTTTGTTTATAATTATTTTTTCATTAAATTTCTTTGGAATCATGCTTGTAATATCTGGGAATTTCCCATCTATTGTTTTTGTAATAAATATCGTTTCTTCTATATTAAATATAATATTATTATTTTTTTTAATAATAGATAAATCACCTTTAGTTTTCGATAAAAGTTTCAATAAACTCAAACAGCTATTTGTTCCAATAATAAAAACTTCATTTTCACCATTATAATTAATGTTGTTTTTAATTAAAGATATCACTCTACCATTCGTCGCACATGTTTTGATTATGTTTTTATTTATATCAAAATTAATACCCATTAAATTATATCTTGATTGATCGACAGATACAGCATAAAGGGTTTTTCGTATCATATCTGATAGCATATCTACATTCATTTCAATCTTATTTGAATTATCGTCATGTTGAATAATTGTATAAGTAAATTCTTCTGCACTACTTCCCTTTAATGAAAACTTTGATTTTTTATCACTTATTTTTAAATTATATTCATTGTCACTTTTTACAATAATGCTATCATTAGAAAACGAATTTATTATTTCAAAAAGCTTATTTGCTGGTATACACATATCTAAAGGTTCTTCTATAATTGCATTACAATATGTAACTAATGAATCTATCGGATTGCTTGCAGTTATTTTTATCCTATTTTTCAAGCACTCAATTAACACATTTTGTGACATAATTGCTTCGTTTTTGCTTAACGCTATAGGTATTATTTTTTCTAATTCCTTTAAAAATTCTTTTTTATTTAATGTTATTTTCATATATTCTCCTATATTTTAATTATTTTTTAAAAAACATAATCTATCCAATCCAATAGAAATTTCAAAATTATTTATATTATTTTCAAAGTCATTCCTTAAAGACATACTACACACTTCTAAACCATTTATTATAATATCAGTAGTTTCAAGTGAATATTTAGGTAATCTGTCTGATAATTCCATTTCTACTTTATATTTACTAAATTCATTTTCATAAAAACTAAATATAAACTCTTTTAATATGTTTGGATAATCCGCTTTTGTTGTATTAGAGTATAATAATTGAAATTCTAATTGATAAAATTCTTTTAATCTTATGTTTTTAAAAGTTTTATCTTGTTCGTTTCTGAAAGATTTTCCAGATTGCCAAACACATAATGGAAGTTTAGCTTCATAATGTTTTAATAAATATTTCGCAATATTATAGCTCCCCTTTGTTGTTTCTGGTCTTAAACAAAAATCCTCATTAGTTTCAAATATATAATTTTTTTCTAAAAAATATTCATTATCTATACTTTCCTTATCTTGCAATAATGACGTTTCTATTTGCCTAAAGTCAATTGCTTTATTTAATCTAAATAATTTATTTTTCAATTCAATTGATATATTTTTTATAAGATATTCTCTATTGAAAATATCTTTTTCATCATAAAAAACAAATCCATTATTATTTATATTTTGCATACATTACCTCTTTATTTTTTTTATTGATAATACTCTATTCCTTCAACATCCCCAGAATTACAATTTTCACAGTAATCTATCAATCCTTTTACCATAGTGCCACATTTAGAACACACACTAAATTCTGGTGATATAACAATTTGAGCAGTATTTGTATTATCCCATGTTTTTTTAACTAAATTATATATTGATTCTTTTGAAGGAAGATTTTCCCCAACAAAAGCATGTATAATTGCACCTGCTGCAATTAATGAGTGAAATTTACTTTGTTTTTCTATTCTTTCTGTTATCGGCATATCAATTGATGCATTAAAATGTATACTGTTGGTGTAATAATATGTATCAAGATCATCCCCCTTTATATAATTTTTACTTATTGGATATTCTTTTAAATCAACCTTAGCAAGTCTCCTAGATGTAGATTCTGCTGGCGATTCTTCTATTACACATTTTAAGCCAAACTTTTCTGTAAATTTTTTTGTCTTTAAAAACATATTTGTAATAATTTTAATTCCAATTTTAAATGTTTCATCATCTTCATGTAATTCTTTTTCAGTTAAGAACTGGACACATTCATTTAATCCTATTACACCAAATATGTAAGATGCAGAATTAAGATCAATATATGGAAACCCATCGCATGATGGTTGTCCTACATTATACATAGGTGATCCTTTTGTGTCAAACATTTTTTGAATAAATTTTCTTTTTTGTATATGTGCATTCATTGCAATATCCATAGAAATTAAAATATCATCTATTGCTTCTTGTATATTTCCTTTTCCTGCTCTATATGCAGCCTGTGCAAGATTTATTGTTACATTTTGAAACCCACAATATCTCATATGTTCTGGATTTGAAATCATAAGCATATCTTGTTTATTCTTCTCATCTAATGTCGTGCGGAGTCTACAGCAGGAAGATAATGTAATAGCATCTCTATCAAAAATAAAATATATAGAACCATTTTTACTAGTAACTTCACAAGCAAAATTTAATAATTCTTTTTCATTTTCACGTTCAAAACTATTTTTTGTTATATGTAGGTCTATTTTTGGAAATTCGAACAATCTTCCATTTTTATCACCAATCATTACTACTTCCATAATAGCTTTTGCGAACATTTGCGATTCTTTTTCATATTCAAAATATGTTTTCCCAGTGTATTCTCCTCCTTGTCCAATAGCCTGAACACAGCTCAAACTTTCGGGAATACCAGTATGTAGATTAAAATCAGTGAATAATGTATTATGTGCAAATAATCCACACCCTAATAAAAAATTTTCATGTTCCCTAACAGAAATATCATAAACATATTCATCCTGTTCAGTGCTTTTATTTATACTAATTACTTCTAACGGTAATAATTTAATAGATTTTTCTATGTTGGTTATTAGTGTCTCCATTAAATTAATTTGGTTTTTTATTATTGTTTTTGCCATTTCAAATACTTTATCATTTTCTATATCTCTCATACAAAAGTTTCTATTAAATGTGTTTTGTAATGTATTTTTTGAAATATTATCAAATAAGTATAAATCCTCAAATACTTCCTTAATATTCTGTTTATTTATTTTAGTTGAATAAGATAAATATTCTTTAATAGCTTTTTTTGTTTTATCATATATTTCGTTTAATCTATTTTCTTTTATTTTATAACATTTTAATGATATTTTACTTTTATAAACATTTTTTATATCTATTTTTAAATGATTATAATTATATTTTAATTGATTATAATTTTTTGTATTATTTATTTTATGAGAATTAAAATTATTTAATAATTCATTTTTTTTATCATTATGCCTTTTTAGTAAAAAATCTATTTTATCAAAATTATCTATTCCTATAGTTAATCTATATTGTTTTTTACTCTTTTTTACTAATTTATTATTTATAAATATATTTTTTTTAGGATAAATAATATCTTGCCTAACATTACATCCTATTTTTGAAAATGCTAAATGTAAATGCTTGGCTAAAATATTAGATACAGTAGAGCAACCAATCCTATTTTTACAAACCCATCCATCCCCTGATAAATATCCAGAAATAAAACTTTTAACAATATGTTTATTATTAAATAATATACAAGATGGGATTTGTTTTTCATAAACTATATTTCCAAACAAATTACAAAACAATATTCTTGCAAGTTTGTTTGATAATGTAACTTTATTTTTTTTTATAGATGCTTTTTTACCGAAAACATTGAAGAATAAATTTGAGATTATGGTTTTCATCTTTATACCTTCGAATATGTGTATTTCTATTGAATTGTCACATTCCCCACCATCTGCAACATACATGCCAGCCAATAATGCAAAATCATCATCAATATCTATAAACCTTTTTATTATACCAATTTTATGTTTTTTATACCAAATATGAGTATTTGTATATTCAATTTCATCAATATCTTCTTTTGGAACATAATTCAATAAATCTATTTTTGGTATTTTTTTATTAATATCAAAATTAATATGACTTAAAAAATGTTCAGGCATAGAATTTGGATTGGTTTCATTTATTTTGCTATTTTTATCAATACTAAATAAACTGTGGTCTTCAGTAACACTTGTCTTTATTCCATTAGCACAAGTAATGTCTACTAATTTATTTTTTCTTTCATGTTTAACTGCCCCATAAATATCAGATAAAACACATTCACCAGTTTCTTTGTTTAGACTAATCGCTTTATACTTATTTATATCATTCTTATTATCAAATTTATTATAAAATTCTTCTATGGTTGGAATTTCTATTTTTTGCGTAATTGTATTGTAAACATAAATAGTTTCACATCCTTTAATTGATTGCCCACCTCTAGAAAAGGCATTCTGTGACAAACTAAATACTAAATATTGTGCTTCTTTTAACATTTCTTCATATGTCATACCAACTAAATATGGGGCATAAGATATGTTCACATATGATAACCCTAGTGCTCCTGCATAATATGCCTGCATAGATGCCAAGAATGTGTTTATATGACCTGTTAACGTATGTGCATGTTTTGCAGGTGAGGATTTTGTAGAAATATTATGTAAATCTAATCCATATTTTTTTATATACTCAATAGAGTGAGCTCCACAATTATGTAATAACAACCCATTACTAGCAAACAATCCAGTTTCTGTTGTTATGTCATAAACAAAGTCTCTTTTATAATCAACTTCTTTAATATTTCTAACTAAATATGTGTCATGAAAAACTTTATTATCACAGAAAATAAAACTATTATTATCTATATGTTTTGATATTTTATAAGACTTAGAAAATAGATGTTTTTTATCTTCTGATATATTAAAAGTTAATCTATATAAAGGATAATTAGCTTTAATTTTTGAATTTTTATAAAACCCAACATAATTCAAGTTTGATTTTATTCCATTGTTTGTTAATATTTCTTGCATTTGTGATAATAAAACTTTTGAAGTTAATCTAATATTAATATTTGTAGAACTATTTTTTATAGTATTGCCTTTAAAGTTTTTAAGAGTTCCTTCTGCATCTATCACTCCATTAATTAAAGCAAACTGTTCATTTAATGATAATTCAAAAACATTGTTTGGTAATTGTCTTTGATATTGATAATACCCCAATGATAAATTTTTTAATAAAAAATCCCTAAAACTTTTTTCATAAATTCTAAAATATTTTTTCTCTTCATTATATCCAAATGAAATTTCTTTATCTATAAAGTATTGTTTAATGTTTTTTATATTTTCAATCCCAGTAACTGTTATATCATTATGATTAAAACTACCATCCCCGACAAACATTCCTAAAAAATAACAAAAATCATCGTCAAATTTTATTGTTTTACCTTTAATTGAAACTTCTTTTTGTGTTTTAAAGTTATTTGTATTAAAGTTTTGTTCTATTAAGAAATTATTTATTTTTACATCCTTTGCCTTTACTTCTACTATATTAGTATTTGATGTTTCAATTATACTTCTAAATTGTCTATTGCAATCTTTACATTTATAAGCCCTACTATTTTTTTTAATATTTTTTGTTCCATTTCTTATAACATTAGAAGATTTACAGTATTTACATTCTGGAATGTTAAAAGTATTTTCTTTAACCATTACTGAGTGATTTTCTGTTAATGTTATGCTTTTACCATTTAATGTTTGAATACTTAACATTCTTTTATTGTTGTTTTTTATTTTTGTTACAAAATTAAGTGGTATAAATTTATTTTTCTCATAAATTTGGTATCCAATAGTTTTTTTTCTAAATATTCCTTCCTTATACTCAACCTCATTTTCGTTTATTGATTCATATAAATTTTCCATTGAATATGATTTTATATTATTATAAAGATCCTTTATTATAACATGTTCATTATCTGGAAAACAGTATACTTTTTGGGGTGTTCCTAGGTCATGCAAATGTATTCTTCCCTTTAAATGTGCCTCTTTAACTTCCTTTGAGAAAACATTGTTTAGTGAATATTGTTTTAATATTGTTTCAGATATTGCCATATTAACAGCTTCTGGATTATTCGCTACTATATTGCTATTTTCGTTGCTTTTATTAAACATTAAGTCTTCTATGGAATGTTTAGGCATCAAGTATGAGTCTTGTTGTTCTAACTGCTTTAAAAGTCCCATATCTAACAATTCATTATTAACAAGTTCTCTTATTAAACTTGTAGATAATGTTTTTATTCCAGAATTTATAATTTTCTCCTGTACTTTATGAGAAATTTCTATTGCAATATCTTTTTTTATATTGCTTTCTTCTCTTAAAACTTCGACTATTTTATTGCTATCAAAACCTGTTAATTCATAATCAACTTCATCTTCTACTAATAAAACATTATCCGTACTATCTGCTTTATTATTTTTTTTCTTTTTTACTTTAATTTCTTTTATTTTATCTTCCATTTTACCCCACCATCTTTATTTATTTTTTAAAAAATTCTACAAACTTTTCGTTTCCATATTGATTTTGTGTTAAATCAATAATTTCTTGTATTGAATAATCTTGTTTCTTTACTTTGTTTGATTTTATGAAATCCTTGCATCCAAACCCACACGCACCTGTAATAGTTCTATACATTTTTATCATTTCTTCAAATGTTACAATTGTATCTAAATTCATGTCTTTATATTCGCTTGTATCACGATTAGATACTTTATATATCCAGTCTTCTTTTGCTTGTTTTAATGTTTCTCCGTGCGAGTATATTCCATCTTTTTTTATACAAACACCATCTTCAAAATAATATATTTCTATATCTTTTTGTTTTCGTTGTTTGATTACTTTTTTTCTAACACCATCAAAAAAACTTAAATATTCGTCTTTATATAAATAAATATCACCATGAAGTTTTTCAATATGATCAAAATTATTAGGAATATTTATTATTTGGTTATTACTACAATAAAAACCATAACCAATTTCTTGTGGGCATCCTTCAAAACTTGTTAATTGGTTATTGC